CGCCATTTGATCGCCACTATGAATGACAAACAAAAAGCCACCTCAAAAGGTGGCTTAACTGCATGATTTTCATCGCTAAATTTGGTGGCCCCTGCTGGGTTTGAACCAGCGACCAAGCGATTATGAGAACCATAACAATCAACCAATAATCAATGGATTACATTTAAATCAATAAGTTATGAAGCCAATATCCACCTATATCGTCCAATAATCTTATGCTGGTGCGACACTTTTGCGACACTATATACGGTTGGAGGGTAATGGGTTCAAGGAGACTTCATTGATAGAGTTTTCCTTAATCAACATCAATGAATCATATTTAAAAATGCATATTGATTTGTCAGATAAAGAGTAAGCGAAAGCTTTGTCTGAGATGTTTGCTATAAAACGAAATTTTTCATTTTTATTTTCTTTGTTGCAGATGGATTCTGACTTAATAATGTATGAATTTTTCCCCTTTATTATTATATTTGCATTGGCTCTTCCTGAAACAAACATCAGATGTGGCATCAATGAAATAATCAACATGGCTGGGAAAGCATATTTACCTAGTGAGCTTGTAAATTCTTTTATTTTAATTATAAGAATCATCATTGATATTGAAAGAATCATCATTGTTAATTCTTTCATGCCATCGGTTTTGTATAGATAAATAGAGTAAAAAACGAAGCATAAGGCTGCCAGAGTTATTAATATGTAAACTTTTATTTGGTCTCTCTTGTTTAAACTGAGGGTGTTCTTTTCATTTCTTGTGGGAAGCTGAATTAAGTTGGTTGATGAACTTTCAAGTTTCACAGGTGAGGCGTAATTAAATATTTTCCCAAAAGTTTGAGACCGAAAGAAAAGTGTCATCATAAAAGCATATGCGCCCAACAATGCTAGCGGCAAAGCTATGGCGACAGCAATTTGAGGTAACAGGTCGTTTATTGAAATGAATTGCATTATATTTACATTGAAGCAATCCCAAAAAGACCATTGATAAACAATCCCATTAAAAATTGAATAAAATGTTAGTGTGGTAAGGGAGAAAAGTTTAATTTGATTATTCATTTTTTTGTCAGTGGGTTAAATTTAATGGCGTCTTCGAGATGATTTGGTGCAAAGTGTGCATACCTCATGGTCATTTTTATGTCTGTGTGCCCGAGGATTTTTTGCAATACTAAAATATTCCCTCCGTTCATCATGAAATGACTTGCGAAGGTATGGCGTAATACATGAGTCAATTGCCCAGCGGGTAAATCTATCCCGGCACGTTCAAGTGCGGAGCGAAAAGCGTAGTAACAAGGCGTAAATAATGGGCCATTCTTCTTGTGGAGTTCGCTAATTAAATTAGAATCAATCGGTATACTACGGTTACGCTTGCCTTTGGTTTTAATAAACGTGATTTTACCCGCAGAAATTTGACTGCGTTTAAGGGTTTCTGCTTCCCCCCACCTGGCTCCTGTAGCAAGGCAAATTTTGGCGATTATTTCCAAATCTTTTGCAGAGCTATTGCGACACTCGGCTAAAAGCAAATCTATCTGCTCTCCAGTTAGATATGCCATTTCACTTTCTTCCGTTCGGAATTGCCTAACGCTTTCCAGTGGGTTCGGTGCTGACCATTCTCCCAAACGCTTTAATTCATTAAACACAGCCAAAAAGTAGGCGTGTTCTAAATTCATGGTTCGAGGTGAAACTTGAGCGATACGTTTCGTTCTTGCAAATTGGCCATCAAGCCTTTTAGCTCGATATGTAGTAAATAATTGGGCGCTAAATTCATTGGCCGTAGGGGAACCCATGCATTCAGCAGCCCATAGCATGGAACTCTTACGTTTCTCACCATCGCGCAACGTAATACCATGCCTTTCAAACCAAAGATGAACCAAATCAGTTAGCTTTCTTATTTCTTTTTTTTCGCCCAGCCAAGGCGAGTCATCTACTTTTTGTAGCGTGTAGTTTTCAAACGCAAGTGCTTCGCCTTTGGTGGCGAATTTTTTCCGAATACGTTTACCTTGTTTTCCGTCACTTCGGTTAACGCTATAGAAATCGGCTATCCATTGCCCATCACTTAGTTTTCTTGGTGCCATATTATTTAATCGTCAGCGTTACGCGACCTAATATAGAAATATCATCTAGCCCGCAGTCAAATGCCATTCCCACCCCACTAACTCGAACCTTTTTAATTGGGATACGGGTTAATGTTCTGATACTTGTTTTTCCCTCGATCTCTACAAGCCATTCACCGTCGAAAACCTCGGTGAAATCTTGATCAATTAGATACTGGAAGTTCTCATCAACAATGAGCACAGGTTTCATGGGTTCTAATTTGGAAGCCAAAATCATTGCTTTATCGATCATGATGTAACCAGAATCAAAAAGCTGACCATCTAAAAGTTTCTTACGCTTAATGGACAATACATCCAATTTCTGATCATCAAACTTACGGCCATTCCCAGTAGCTAGCCATTCAAGATTAACTCCTGTATCTGCCATGCACCTGACAACAATGTCGGCGGGAAATCCACCACGTCTGTAACGCCCTGAGAGGGTGCTGGCCGCCATTCCTAAGTGATCCGCGAGCATCATTTTGGCAGTAAAGCCATATGCATCAATGACTCTATCAAGAACAGGTGCGCTGTCCCCATCAAAATCAACGTCAAATTTTCCCATATGCAATACCGCGACTTTTCAAAATGAACAGCCAATGATTGACAGTTTCTTTTTTGAGAAGTAGCATCACCCCGAAGTTGTCAAAATGAGTAATATCCACCTATATCCACCGATATTGCCGTATCGGGGAACCAAGGAGTTTGCCTTATGCGTCCTAACATTACAATTGTGATTCCTGATCCGTACATTCCGCTAGATGAGTATTGCCGCCGTACTGGCATGTCTAAAAGCACTGCTGAAAACCTGATTTCATACGGGAAACTGCCAATCAAGCCCAAAGGAGCACAAAAGAAGGGTCTTGTTGAAGTGAATATGGCTGCTTTAACCGTGATGGCATTAAGCGAATGCCATGTTTCGCTTAATGCGTAATTCAGACTATCAATTCGTAGAGTGCGAAACATGTACGATTATAAAGTTTCAATACGAAATCATCTTAATGATGCCTACCGTGCATTCTCTCTCGCGCACAACATTACAGATGTGGCTAAAGCAGTTGGGATGCAGCCTGCAACTCTACGTAACAAGCTGAATCCCGATCAATCGCATCAGTTAACACTGATTGAGTTGCTGGCCATTACCGATCATACCGAAGACGCAACCATCCTGGACGGCATGCTACGCCAGATTAATTGCCAACCTTCTGTCCCGGTTAATAACGCTAAACCCGAAAACATGCAGTTTTGTGCATTAACCGCGGTGGCCAGTGTTGGTGTCATTGCAGGTGAAGCGGTTTCAACGGAAAAGATGACCGTCGCGCGCCGCAATCAGATTCTGGATAAGGCAAGCGATGCAATTCGTAGCCTGTCCTTACTCGTCTATTCCGTTGAGAGTCGTTTCCAAACCATGCCGGTTTTGGCCGCTGCCGTTGATGTTGTCAGCGCCTCTATGCCGGGCATCGTTGTGTGAGGTGAGTATGAGAGAAGTAAATGAAAGCGGCGAAACTGACGTGCATGCGTTTCGCCGTAAATATTCAAAAAATGGTGAGCTGCTTAGTGAGGGAATTGATCCTGCTGCGGTAGTCCCTGAGCAAGCGTTTCACGCTCGATATACATCTGAAGGAACTCAATTGTGTCCTTTGCCTGTTCAACAGTCAGACCGGTAAATAATTCCCCAGCCGTAGGCAGCGGAGCCTGATCTTTCAAGTGGTAATGGAAGCGAAGGCAGGCCAAATGATTATGTAAAACGTATTCAAGTTCAGCGGGAATGATGATCGGGACTTGTTTATCACTCATTGAATTTCCTTATTTCTGGCTGTGTAGAGACTCCAGATTACCATGCGCCGGACATGGATATAAGCCGGTACTAATGTGAGGTGATCATGATTTGTTTTGTGCGTTATCTGAAAAATCAGGCTAAGCCCCCTCAGTTAGCAAGTTTTGGACATGGCTGGATTCAACTGCCAAATGGTCGCAGATGGAATCCGGGTTTAACTACAAGAAATCGGGGAGAGCAAATTGAAAGCAAGCGATGAACGTTGGGTGGCCATTCTCCGCCAGATGGTTTCTGGCCATACCACGCAGGCGCACAAAATCTGGGAGCGGCTAAGCGAACATCAGCGCGGCGTCATATTGCATGCAGCTGGCCTTAAGTCTCGTCACTGTCGTTATTCGTGGGGGCAATTTTCAGATCGCGAGTTGCATCAGATTAAGCGCGGTCTGCAACGTCTTAAATGCATGGTCGAAATGTTTAAAGGGCTGGGTTCGATGGCATTTCAGCAAGAAAAAAAACCTTCGGCGTCTGCCCTTCGCTGTACGCGTTCGGTTCCAACGGTGCCGGGTACTCCTGCACATGAACTAATTCAGGCGCGACATCAGTTGCGTCAACAAGTGGCCAATCGCGCCAGTTAAGGAGCAGGTATGAAAACTATTGCGGTAGAAAAGAAAGGGCTACTGGCGGATTTTCGCGACTGGGGCATAAGTGCTGAGTACACAGATTACTTCATCGGCAAGTGTGATGATGATGGTGAATCAGTTGCACTTCGTACTTTCATTTTCAACGATACGATCCAGCTTCACGACTCAATTCAATGGTTGTCAGCGTGCGCTGCTTTCTGGTGCCGTGCGTACCGCGAGGCCGAAAATAAGGTGGCGCAAATCGAGGCATTAAGCGCGATTCGCTCATTGTATTTTGCTGCGGGTTTTGTCAGCGCCTCGCCAGTGGTTGCGTTGATTCGTTCATGGTGGAGCAACACGTTTGAGCTTCATCAGTTACCAGCGCCTAACAAATCACAGTCACAGAAAAGCGGTTTCCGCTCTGTATTACTGAACTCTTCTTTTCTTCACCACTAAACCCTAAAACGCACGATTTTGCGGCTTCCATTCAGGTGGCCGGGGATTCGTGCGTTCTGAATCTGGAAAAAATTATGAAAATGATTCGTCAGGACTTACCTAATAAATCGGCCGGCAGTGTGGAGCTGATGCAGGAGCTTTGTACAGAGGCGCGGATTGAAGGTGGAAAGGATGTCGCCACGAAATTGTCTGGCCGTCTTGACCGTTTGGCAACACATGCGGCAAACAAAGGGCTGTCCGCTGCTGAGATCGTTGAGCTAATCCGCCAGGAAGCTGAAGCCATCGACAGCAAAGGCGGTGCGCTGTGGCAGTAAAAGAGCATCACATCAAAATTGCGACACAGTATTTCAATGCCGTTTTAGATGGCACTAAAAAAGCTGAGCTGCGCAACAACGATCGCGCCTATCAAGTTGGTGATGTCCTTTCACTGGTTGAATATGTACAAGGCAGTTACACCGGGCGCGAGTGGGCCGCGGTGATCACTCATATTCTGCCGGTGTCTGACGTGATACCTGATGGCGGTAATTGGGTTGTTCTGTCCATTAAGGCAGTAAATCCCAGCGATGCGCGCAACTATCTGTATTTCGGTTACGCGTTATGAGAGTGCAGATTGACGGGGTTTACTCCGTGCGTGCATCTACGCCAGTAAAACCGGGCAAAGATTATCACCTTGTGCTGGAAAAGCTCGGATGGGTAATGATTGATGGCCGTCGTGAGCAACAGCCGCTGACGATGGCAATTTACGCGAGCCAGGTGCTACTGGTGCGCGATCTGGTCTCTGACACCATTGGGCGTCAGGTGCTGCACGGTAAGATGAATACAATTGCCAGCTATGTCAGTGAAACCCGCCGCATTGCTGAACTGGCACAAATCGCCCTTGATGAACTGAATCGGTTACAGGCTAAGAATGTCTGAGCACTGTGCTGATCTGATGCAAGGTGAATATCACGCCGTCAATCAACAGCGGCGTGATTTTTTTGGCATGTCTGCACCGGCGGACATGTCCCTATCAGAGCGCCGTCTCTGGAATGCAAACCCCGAAGACCATAACTGGCGCAGCCAGTACCTGCATGGCATGCCAGACTATCTGGCAGGCTATTTTGGTGACCGCTACCAGAAATTGCTGGCAGGTAATGAAGGTCGTCGTCGTGCCAATGCGTTTCTGCGTAAGACTATCGGCCAGAACGTATTGCCACGCCTGCAACTTGTCAAAAATCGCTACAGCCTTCCGGCCACCGCTGCGCATGAACTGCCGTTCATTAAGCAGCTGGAAAAACTGGCCACGCTGGACAGGCAGAGCATCCGCGATCTTGCCTATAAGGTTGGCGTGTTTATGGCGCAAAGCCTGGCTGATTTCACCTCCGCCATTTCCCTGCCAGACGATACCGAAGAAGCGGCAATCATGCTGATTGCCTATCGCTTTATCGCTGAACTATCCACATTAACCGGCACTATCCCGCCTTACTGGGCTGAATATCAGTCCGGTAAATGCGTGCTTGAAATGCGTAAAGCGCAGTCTGGCCTGCTTCGCATGATGGCACCAGAATGGTGGCGGGGCAGACTGAAGCAGATGCGCGATCTGCAACGTGAACACATGGCCATCGCAGTGGGACAAGTGCAGAAAGCAGCCTCCGCTTACGTCTCGCGCGGCACGCTGGCGGAATGGGTTGAGCAGAAGAAAAGAAACCGCGAATTTTTCAAGCGTCACGATCTGATAAATAAAGAAACCGGTGATCGCATCGCGCTGGATGAAATGGTCAGCCGGAGTAATGCCAATCCCGCGATACGCCGCCGGGAGCTGATGACCCGAATGCGCGGCTTTGAGGATGTGGCAGAGGAAACAGGCTGCGTAGGGCAGTTTTTTACTATGACTGCGCCATCCAAGTTTCATGCGGTTTACAGCAAAGGTGGCTTTGTCACGCAATGGAATGGCTCAAGCCCGAAAGACACCCAGCGTTACCTCTGCAAAGTCTGGTCAAAAATCCGCGCTGCACTGTCCCGTGAAGGCATTCACGTTTTTGGCTTCCGTGTTGTAGAACCGCACCACGACGGGACGCCACACTGGCACATGCTGCTGTTCATGCTGCCTGAAAACGTCCAGCGGGTGTGCGACATCATGGCGCGTTACGCTCGCGAAGAAGATGCGCACGAGATGAACACACACGAATCGCGTAAAGCGCGCTTCCACGTTGAAGCCATTGACCCTGAAAAGGGCAGCGCTACAGGCTATATCGCTAAATACATATCAAAAAATATCGACGGCTTTGCGCTGGATGGCGAGAAAGACGATGAGACCGGCGAAAACATGCGTGAAATGGCAAAGGCCGTTTCTGCGTGGGCTTCACGCTGGCGCATTCGTCAGTTCCAGCAAATAGGCGGTGCGCCGGTCACTGTCTGGCGTGAACTGCGTCGGCTCGGTGAAACAAGGCTTCCCGACACAAAAATGGATGCGGCACTGGCTGCGGCATCCGTTGCAAGCTGCTGGGCGTCTTACACCATGCTTCAGGGGGGGCCGCTGGTCGCACGCGAGGATTTGCTGATCCGTCTTTGCTATGAACTCACTGAAATGGGTAATGAATACGCTGAGGACGTACAACGCGTCAGCGGTATCTATTCTCCTCGCGTCCCTAATTCTGAATTTTACACGCGTCTGGTTAAGTGGGAAAAGGTCGCTAAATTGGCCGAAGCGCCAGCGGAGGCTGGTTTTTCTGGCGGCATTGCCGCCCCTTGGAGTTCTGTCAATAACTGTACGGGGCCGCAGCGCCGACGGTTAGAGCTGGAACTAAAAGCGAGAGGGTTTGAGGGGAGTGAGGAGGACATTTCACTGTTGCTTAAGGGGAGCGGCATTTCATTTAGAGGACATGGCTCGGTGAAATATGAAGCGGAACGGCTAATTGACGTTACTGATACCAATGAATTTGAATGCTGGCCGGGTTGGTCACCAGGCTAATCCACGGTATTTGCACATATTTTATAGCGGATGAATCCCAAAAAAAGGTTCATATTTGATAAGAGATATTATACTGTATGCGTATACAGTGTTTTGCGTAAGGGAGGTGTAAATGTCTGCTTCGCTAGGTCAGATAGTAAAAGTTGAACGGATTGATTTTATTGTTAAATTGCTGATTTTTTCACAAGCTCAGGGAGAGCGCAGAGCATTATTAGATGAATGGTTGGGCGAACTGACTGAAGATTTGCTTAGTGATATGAAAAGCGAGGCAAGAATCACTGCCCCTGCTGACGAGGGGCGATCAAATTAAGAGGCTTGGAGTAGCTTAAGTGTTAGCTGCTTTTGGGCGTCTGACATGCCACTGATCACCTGCTGAATTAGCAAATCGCCAGTTTTGGCGCTAGGGCTGATAGTGTGGGAAAAAGTAAGGTTCATAACAAAAGTATGACCACACTCAACGTCTGCGCAGGCGCAATAGATGTCAGCGATATCACGATGCTTACGGTTGGTTTTACGGATAACAGCTTTAGAACCGCACTCTGGGCACTCAATTTTTAACACGCGCATATTTGCGGCTCCGGCATGGAAGTTATGCCTGGATTTTATACGATTTCGCACTACATCGCATCCTTGTTCGTTGATTCTATTTCAAATTTTAGGTGCAGGTGTTCCGGTACGTCCGGGGCACCATTCACTGCACTCATTAATCGACGCTGTACCGGCAGCACTTCGTTTTTCTTATAGGTCGCTTCAATCTTCTCCGGGTCGCCGAGACCGCCAGCGTTTTGCGGGATGATGCCAGCCAGTCCTGCAGGGAAGCGGTGAGCGTTCAGAACGTCCTGCGCACTGATATTTTTCACGTTTGCAAATTCATCCTTCGCGCCAATGTCCCCCATCTGGATGAACTGCACGCCTTCCTTATCGCCGCCGGGGATATTCACCAGAATAGTGCTGAAGTTACCGATCCCTTTGCTGTTGGCCAGCTGCGCCTCAATCTCTTCTTCCACCTCGTCGGTCATGTTCGGGTCAGTCGTGTAAAGAATGCCGCCGGTATGCGCGCCGTTGTGGTAGTAGCGACGGCGAAAAATCACCGCTTCGCTGTTAAGCAAGGCGGAGTGAATGCCGCCGATGTAGTCCGGCAGGCCGTAAATTTGCTGCTGCGGGTCATACATCTTGATAAAAATTACGTCTTCTTCTTCATAAACCAGCGGCTCACCCTGCTGTAAGACGACAAATTCCCCGCTGCGACGGCGGCGCATGTACAGGCCCGGCATGGGTTCGAGCGCGATCACGTCGCCCCAGCCATTGCGAATTTTCACGATGGCCAGATCGCCGAACGTCAGAAAATCCATTGCACCGGCTTCAAGGTTGTCATGCGACAGGCCGCCGCCGAGGTAATTCGACAACACCATGTTTTTGCGTGCGTGAAGGATGCCGCCGTGCTGGCCATTGAGGTTAATCAGCTGCGCCAGTGCCAGCCGGTCAATGGGCAGGCTGTAGTGGTCGTAGTCGTTGTCGTACCAGACGTCGCGATAATCGGTGCCGGTGGTCAGAACGGGTTCAGGTTTGCCGAAGCGCAGCACCGACATTTTGCGCTTGCCTGCTTCCTGCTGTGCGCCGCTGGCGCGTTGCTTATATCGTTTTTTCATGCTGCCTTCTGAAACTTCCATTTGGATGTTGGTTTGTGTTCGTAGTTAAGCGGCTCGTTGTCTAATCCGTGCATAATCGCCCAGGCGGCTTCGGCGTGGCCGGTTTCCGCTGTACGGTCAGCAACAAAGGTCACCGCGCCGCCTGCTTTCGTCACAGCGCGTCGGATAGACATAAACGAGGCCGGAACCTCCTTCAGTTCCTGATCCCATTCGATGCGACCACTTTCCACCACGTCCACGGCTTTCAGCACCAGACGATTTTTCGTGTTCAGGTCGTAGCGAATGGGCTTCAGCACGCGCATGGCAAAGGGGTGGATGTTGTCGTAAACACCCTGGCCAATGCCGGTCACGTCAACGCCGAGATAAGTGAAGTTGTAGCGGCCAAACAGCTTTTTGATTTCGCTCGCCTGATGGCGAAAGTTCATGCCACGCCAGTTAATGATCGCAAGCACGCGGAATTTCTCACCGGCCAGCACCGGCGGCGCCAGAATCACAAACGTAGAGAGGTCGCCGGAGCGTGCCGGGTCGTAGCCACCCCATACCGGACGTTCGCCAAACGGACGGCGCGCTTTCG